CTTCACAATACTGCGTACCGGATGTACAGTTTCCTGTTTGGTCGGCACTTGCACCAAAAGAAAGTGCAAACAAACTTATTAAAATTAAAGGTCCAAAAAAATTTTGATTTAATACCCGTCTTGTCACGTCTACTCCTATTTAGTTTTTGATGTTGATGTATATAATCCAAACCATGCAGCACCTGCTCCGACTACTACTGATATGAATCCTGATTGTTCCATAGTAGGATTACCTAATTCCATGAACCAAAATGTGGTATAATATAATAAGAACATGTACACACTTAAGAAAGCACGGGGTATAATTCTCCAGCTATCTACTGCTTGTGCTACAAATATTAATCTTTGATAAGGGTTATCGTTCTTGATATCCTCTAACTCTCTTATCCTTTCTTTTAATTCTGACTTCTCTTGAAGCAAAGCCATAAACTTTTGAAGGTCTATTTCTACCTCATTTCTATCCATGTCTCCACTGAAGCCACCCATGCCCATATTATTATTCATTTTTACCCTCTATTATTTTTTAACTAAACTACCACCGAAGTACATTCCGATAATAGCTGATACTAAATTGGTATCTAATTGTGTGATTACCAAGCCTTTAAAAGTTATCCACTCAAATACTTCTCGACCCTCTGTCAAGAATAAAAATCCCGGATTGAATACAGTGTAACCTACTGTAACATCAACATCAGGATAATAAACTGCTACCAGTTTAGGTAGTATAACAATTGCAAAGATAGATGATAAGGCAATGATACGTCTTGTCCATTGAAACCCTACATTATCTACGTTCCTTGCAGATTCAATTGCTTCTAATTGAAACTTACCACGAGTAATTAAAAGTTCTTGTTCTTTTTGTTTAGCCTTTAATCTTTGTGACCACAGACTTAGCATACTACTAATTAAAGTAGAACCAAGCATGGTTATAATCTCAAATGGGAACATCGAAAGCTTCCTCCATAAGTTCTTCGTAAAGTTTTCTAAAGTTTTCTAATTGCATAAAGCCTAAACCTTGTCCAATCTGATGCATCCTATAAATATTATAGGCTGTGTTTAATTGTTTCTCAGTATATAGGAGCATTATACCTGCCCCATTACAACCTGCTGTAACTCCCAGCTACGTCTACCTACTTGTCCGTACCATCTACTGTCTTGCATTTGTCTAGCCATTTCGTACCAGTTATGTTCTCTACAAGCTTGTAACATGTTACGAAACTTTGAAAGTCTTGTACCACCTAAGTTAAAACACATGTTGACTAACACACGTTGTATAGGTTCAGGTAAGTTATTAAATCCTTCCTTATCTCCAAACACGTGTATAGCTTCTGCATAGTGTCTATCAAAGTCTATCATATAGTATCTATCTACCACTTCTTGGGGTACTGGTGTACCGATATCCCAATTGTATTCGGGGTCTTGTGGCTGACATAGATGACCAACTCCTAGAGTCTTATAACCTAAACTGTCGTTATAGATTTCTAGGACTTCGCCCTCGTGTCGTTTGATTTCAGCTTTACATTGTTCGATGTTCATTTAGCTTCCTTACTTTTTTTATCTTTGGGTAAAGAATAATAAAAACCATCTTTACCTTTAAATATCTCATTACCCATTTCTTTTTCTGCTTTCCTTGTTAAATTAAATGTATTATGCTTAGTTCCTTTTAACAATCTTCCAGTTTCAGGAACTCTACTAGGGTAGTGACCAGTCTCATCAGGTCCTAAATTATATTTTTTTGCAGTTTTATAATCATATCCCTTTCCTTCTGGATCAAATACATTTTCACCATTATTAAAACCTAACCTATCCATTTGTTCTTGATAATTTGCACCACCCAAATACTCACTCTCTCTATCTTTTGGGTCTTTATTTACAAACTGTACAGGGTATTCGTCTTGAACTTCTCCACCAGTTGCATAATTACTTCTATAAAAGTCAGTATAGTTACGAGTATATTTTCTATCTTTAGGTCTATCTTTTATACCTAGAGCATAGGCTGCTTCTTTGTCTATTTCTTTTGCAAAGATATTTAAATCATCATAAGGATTAGCACCAATATATTTATTCATAATACCTTTAGTTCCTATGAATGGAGTTTTACCTGCTGCTGTTTCAACTAATCCTTTTCGCCCTAAAATTAAACCAAGAGTATCAGTTACTGTAGGTCCTCCTAAACTTAAAGCCGAAACTAAAGGATTTTTTGTATATTGAATAGAGTTTTTAAAACGTAACCCATATTCAAGCGGACCAAACAGCCCAACCCTTTGAAAAGCTTTTATAAAATCTTCATCTTCAAAACCTTCTTCTACTATTCGATCTCTGTTATCTTCATTAGACCTCCAGTAGTTTGTACCTAATGCTAAACTTGTAGCCATTAAACCAAAAGCTCCTAGCTTTGCTCCATTAACGGTAGGATTATTAACTGCTGATCGAATATAATTTTTTAAAACTGTATTACTAAAGACAGCCGGATATCTTAAAAATTGTGTTAAAATATCTACCTTTGGATTTGTCATAAAAATAGGTATTCTTGCCCTGTCTCTTCCTACTGGCATAATAACTTCGTTTACAAATCGACCTGCCCCCTGAATGATTGATTTATAAAACTCGTCTTCATATTTAATTTGACCAGTTAAAACACCATCTTTTCTTTCTGCTCCAAATCCTGTTTTAGCTCCACTATTTAACCACCTAAGTCCATCGTCTATGTCTATTCCTAGATCAAACACCTCACTTTTTAATAGTTGAATATTACGTACTTCTTTTCTACTTAACTCTTTGGTTGCTGTCTCATTAAATATATCAACACCTTCTTTAGAAAGTTTATTTAATTTTTCTAAGTTTTCTTTTATTAAGTTTTTACCAATATTAAAAGAAGCCAACTGTACAGATTTTGTCCAAGGAGTAAGTAAGTTAAGTCTAAAGAATCCTCGTGCTTGTTTTTTTAACCATTCATTTTGTAGTCCTTCACCAGTTAAACGATTGGTAGATTCGGCTAACGATTCATCCATTGCCATAAATACTTGATTCATTTCTTTTTGTATTTGTGAATCTGGCATGTCATATTTCTTTCTTAACAAAATAGGAATATCTTGTACAAAAATTTTATGTCCTTCTCTTACTCCACGTAACGCATCTTGAACTGGTTTAGTAACAGAACCACTAGTTTTTGTTAGTGGAATCATTGATTCTGTTAATGATGATACTGTAGCTAATGGTAGATATGCTAATGAATTAGCAAGTTTCATTGTATCATATGCACCTTGTATTCTTTGGCTATCAAAATAATTTACTTGTCCAGTTATAGATTTATATAACTTAATAGTTCTTTTTCTATCTCCTCTAGATAATCCTCTTCCTCCTCTAGCTTCTCTTAGCTCTCTATCCATTGGGTCTAACCATCTAGCAATAAATTGGTTTTCATTAGATTTTGTACTAAAACCCGGTAATAAAAAACTTTTCTTATGCTGTATAGCATTAGCAGCATTCATGTAGTAAGTTACCACAGTGTTTAAATCATTGGTTAAAAACTTTTCAAAAGCGTTATCGTTTAAATCTTTAAATGCTCTTGACTGTGTTAATAAAATAGAATGTGAAGAAAACAACTCGTTGTTCTTATTAAGCATATCATTTATAAGATCAGCAGCATCGGCTTTATCTTTAACAACGTTTTCACTAATTAATAAATCTGCAAAGCTTTCTCTATTTTCTTCAATTGCTTTTCTATCCCAGCTTCTTGTAAAATAATTTGGAAGTTTTCTTTCTTCTTTTATAAGACCTGCTTCAATAGCATCATCAAATATTTTATCAAAAAACCCCCTTAAGTCTTTTGCAACTTGTTGAACATCTTCGCTGTAACCTTCAGGTTTATCTCCTCTTAAAATTCTAATAACACCTAATTCGTCTGCTTCTTTAAATGCACCAGCTTTACGTAGGGGTGCAGTCGCTTCATCAAATACGCTATGATATTCACCTCTAAGATTTTCTAGTAGTTCACCGTGTCCTAATGCTACACGTTCTCTTGTTAAACCACCAAAGCCACGACTAAAATCTTCTCGCATTAAATTACCAAGCTCTCTGGTAATAGGAGAAAATTTTGCTTTTGTATCTAGTATAGACGTAGCCGACCCAATTGTCATTGCTTTTACTCTGTCTCCAACTTCTAAAGTTTTTGAAACTTTATCTTGGAAACTTCCCGACTCAAGTGTTAAATAACCATCTTCTGAATAAAGCCTATTCATTTTACTATAGAAAAGATTACCTTTTTGTAAAGCTCCACCAAGTAATCCACCTGTTAAAGTTCCTAACGCAGCAGTACCTACTAACTCTGGTGTAGAATATAGTTTTCTTATACCAGTATTTAGTTCAGTTGTTTGTCTAAAGTGATTGTCTAGTCCTGTCCATGCTCCTACTTCTGCACCTGTGATTAGAGCTGCTTTCTTAACAGCTTCTTTTCCTTCTTTTTTAAGTTGACCTGCTATAATACTTTTAGGAATAGTAGGACCTACAAAGTTTTTAGCTACTTGTAACCCTGCTGTTGCAACTCCTTGTCTTGCAGCTAACGATGTTCCGCCTGTTAAAGGTGTAGCAAGAGCTGCTACAATAGCAGTGGGGTCAGTTGTTATATCAATAGCTGCATCTTTAACCAAGCCAAAGAATTGTTTTAAGCTTCCTAAATCAGCATTATCAAATTCTTTTCTTAGATAATTATAATCTTGTTTTTGTTGATCTGTAAAGTTAGCACTTTGTGCAGCTCGTCTCATACCAGAGTAAAGATTAAAATCAGAATCTCTTAGATATTCAAACACATCATCAGAGTTTTCACCCACAGATTGTAAAAACCTTTCAGAGACTTCTAAAAACTGTTCATCTTTTTCTAACTCGTCTAAGGTTTTTTTACGACCAGCATAACTTGAACCGATTGTCAAGTTATTTTTAAGAGTGGGAAGACTTCCTTTAAGAATGCCTACACCTGTTAAAGAGGTTAATGCCATTAACTATCCTTGTGAATTATTAGAGTAAGTATTACTTAATATTTTATCTATAATTAAATCTAAGTCATTATTAGAAACTTTTTCTGGAGTTGCTCCTTCAAAACGTTTTCTAATTTTATTTCTTTTTTCTTTTTGGGTTGCATCTTTTCCTACAGATTTAATAGTATCTTTGATATACCATTCGAATAATTTGTCCTGTACATCTTCTGTAAATAAAGTAGTATTGTTTATATTTAAATCATCAAACCCACCTCTATCTTCAATATCTCTTAGTGTTGCTCCTACAAATTGATATTTTCCAACAGGCGTATGTGTGGTTTTCTGCGTTCCTTGTTTTCTTGACCAATCAGCATATTCGCCATCAAACCTTGTAAAGTTTAATACTTCTCCTAACGTGCTTTCAGTAGGAGTAAAGTCTGTAAAGGTGTCTTTTTGAGACTGTTTCCATAATGCATCAGGGTTATTAGAACTTTCTGCAAAAGTTAAACTATTAGTTATTTTTTTTTCTGAGTCGGTACGATTTAAAAGAGAATTAGTTTCTGTTGGTACAAGTGTAGCCGTTTCCTCATTATTTGATTTAGGTGTGTTATATTTTGAACCACGTGTTAATCCTCTGGTGTTTACCACACCTCTTGGATTTTCAATCCTATATCTATCCCACCATGCTTCAGGAATAACTTCAAAGTCTTCTCTTTGTGCCATTT